AGAGCAATCGAGCAACAAATTAAAAACATCTTCAGCTATGCTGAATCATGGGAAAATGTTTTCAGAAATACTATTTTAGGCTTTTCTATCGTTTTGCATCCTATTGAATTTTATGCTCAAACAGCTTTTTCAACCTGATAAATGTGATATTTTCATATATTTGAATATTTTTTGTCAATCTATAACTGTTCTGACTTTGTGCTATCATCACTATTGCCATGAGGTTCAGTCAGAACTTGCACCTTCAGTGTGTTTAAGATACTCGTTAAATTCATTGTGATAGACTGCTTTATCAAAAGTTCTTAATTCTGAAATTTCTTTATCTATGTAATTGATTGAGCTGAAAACCAAATTGTTTATTTCTAAATTTGTGATATTTTTGTATATACATTGCTCATTTAGGTAACCTAATTTAGATGATATATAAGACCTTATTCTTAAAAGTATTTTCAACTTTTTGTCTTTTTCTTTCTCTGAAAAAGAATTATTTATCAGTCTTAGTGCATCGAATGGTTCTTGAAATTCACCACCTGGTGTTGATAGTATCATGAAGTTTTCTAAACTTGTAGCTACACCCAGCAAAATCTCTTCTTCATTTGTGTTGCCAAAATATCTCTGGACATAACCACTTGCACGCAATGTCATTATAGTTTTAATTAAGCTATCCATTCGGTCATCTCTTTCCATTGAGAGGTCAAAATGTGCACTCAGCATTTTTTGCACATCATATTCATTTCCTTTAATGCATAACATCAAAAACTTCATTAATTCTCCGAGTAGGAGTGTGTTTGCTGGAATCAAATATGAACTTTTCTTTTTTGTTAATCTCATCTGTCTAGAAACACTGTCAAAAGTGCTGTGATCATCCAGTATTGTAACAGGGTTTAGTTCTAGCATGTCAGACTCTAATTTGACGTTTGAACCAGTGACTGTAAACCCGTTTTGCCCGAGGATTTCTCTAACTGATTCTGTTATCTGTATGTCACTCAATGAAATTGTCTTGTGTTCATAAAATCTCGACATAACGTCATTGTTAAGCTTCAGTGGATAATTGAAAATAACACTGCCTCCAAATTTTCTGCGATATGGGTGGACATATTTTCTGCTTTTTATATCCCTAAAAGCTATTAAATTCAGGGTTGAGTTACTTGTATGACATGCCTCGCAGGCCTTTATAAGCTTCAGCATTTCAAAGATATCATAACCTGAACATAGTATAGATTCACTGGAAGAAAGTGAGTGAAATTCAACACCGTTTGCTTTGTAAGTTCTTATTCCCTTAGAATCATTCACCATAGCGAATTTTAACATTACACATAGCTCTCCAAAGTTTGAAAGACTGCTAGACCAGACTCTAAGTTTGTCAACCACATTCTGTATTCTAGAATCTGTGTCGGAGAGATCTTGGCAGATTGTTTCCAACATTTCTTTTTGCATGTTAACCAGGTCGTCAAACTCATTCTCCTTCAGATATATTTCAAATTCTTCTGAAGACTTGCATTCTTTTAAGCCTTTGTACGTTATCTCATAAATCTGTCTAAGAGAATCTTCAAAAATGTTTTTGTTCTCTTCATCTTCTATTCCTTGAACAGCTGTTGACAGCATATTTTCTGCATCTGAACTATAAATTAAGCTGGATTTAAGATTTTTTAATATTTTCTCCATCAAACTATTCCCACTATCTATTGTTTTGTAGAGATCTGAAAAGCACTCTCCAGTTTCTGCTTGTCTTAACATATAATTATAATTGTTCTCCATGAGAGACCAAGTGAAATCATTGCAGAAGTTATATTTTACTTTGCCCTTGAATTTAACTTTATCCAATGTGATCACCCTATTAGTTTCATTTATGTATATTAGCAGATTTTTTTGTGAGCTTTCATGTATGCAGAATTCATTTGGCAACAGATCAACTTTCATGTTCAAAAATGTCTTTATGGCATTCTGCTTATCTATGAGTAGTTTCTGCAAAAGCTTGTAAACAGAACTTACATGTGTGTCCCACATTTTGTTATCTTCTTCTCTAATGAATTCATAAGGAGAGTTCAGATGGATTGCAATGTCCTTGTTTTTCATTTCTAGCTGCGCATAATTCAGCAAAGTTTTTATTCCTATTTTATATGAAATGCCTGAAACATAATACCCATGAGTATCTAGTTCGTCTGTTTTGATATAATATACTTCACTCTGTCTTATCTGCTCAATCACAAATTTAAAATCTCTTTCATTGATATAACCAAAATTGTATAGCCATGCTGCATGTTTACTCATGGCCATTAGCTGAGGTCTATAAGACAGGGTCACATGACTTGCAGTTTTTACTTGGGAAATGGCTCTCTTTACAGGCTTGATTTCTGACACCACTCTTTGGAGCAGATTCACAGAGTTAAAATTGAGTTTTGATAGAATGTTTCTAATGTCTTCAATCTTCATGTCAGGGAACAAGCTCTGAGTTCTGTCAGAAACATATGAGCAGCAATCAAGCAGTTTTTCCAGAATCATGTCTCTTTGAAGCGAAACTATCAATCTGGAACTTCGATCTATTACAAAGTTTAAGTTGGTGTAGAAATTTATATTCGTGGTTCTGCTGTATATTGTGCTCCATAATGCCAAAGTGTTTGTGATAAATGTTTTCCCTAAATTGTACTTAGAATAAAAAGGGAAATTCTTCCTAGAAAAGCATGTATTTAAAGACAACAATTTATTTTGGGATTGTATCATATAATTTATAGACAGTATTCCTCTTTTTAACTCATCAGCTAGAATGAATTCTTTAGTTTTCATTTCTGAACTTTTAGATGTCAGGTAGTTTTTTACATCGTCAAATGTCTTCCTATTGCCAAATACATCATGCAAAATACAGATTGAACTTTCAGTTAACGGCATTCTTTTCAATCCTAGATCTACCAAGTATTCCATTCCATATACTGCAGACATTACAATCAACCCAGGTGATCCCTCTATTACACTAGGTACTTTTTCTGTGACAAACCATCTGAAATTATAATTTGTCTTTGGAATAGATGCATTGGCAACTGAATTTTCTATTAGAGATATGATCATTTCAAAATTCATATCTTTCACCATCATATCGGAAATAGTTGAGATAATTTTATAATCATTTGCAGATTTATCCATAATTTCTTTCAATTTGGATGACATATTCTCTTTGTATGTCATCATCTGATTAGAGTTTGGGTCAATAAAGGTCTTTGCTTTTGATCTCAGTATCCTATCTAGTGCCAGCTTTTCTGTAGATTGATTAGACATCTGGTTTCTCTTACTTATGCTGCTATACATGTACAGATTGGTTAGTATGTAATCTTTATCATTCATTGGAGCTATTAAAAGGGCTTCTGGGTGTTTTGCCATGTGCTTGTATAACTCTTCCATTTGTATTCTTGATAACATTGCGTCATCTTCAGATAAACAATCCATGCTGTCTTCGTCGATCTGAACTCTTTTTAAAGAATTCAGCATATCTGAATTCCTTTTCAGATTTGGAAATAGCTTACAGAAATCTTGGAAGCTAGAGTTCTTCATTAAGGAACCTTCACTTACATAGCTTGGGAGTTTAATTATCTGGGTCATCATTGTTTGGAATTTCATTCCTATATTTAAACTGTCACTATCTTCTGACATTAAGCTAGTTTTGAACAAGTTTACCATACAAATCATTTTTATATCTTCTTTAGTAAGTTCGTCTTTTGCTATTCCCTTATTTAGTTCATTGATTTTAGATGTCACATAACCTAAACTATTGACTTGGGTTTTGAGTGTCGAGAAATCTTTTTGCCTAAAAAACTCTATCAATATTTTATAATAAATATATTGATCATTGGAAGATGGACCCAATACAGATAGCATTTCCACAGGTGCTCTCATCCAGCCTCCAACACATGTCGGAATTTCCTTTTTAGTCAAAGGGAATCCTACATCTTTTCCTATGGACATTATATCATTCTCTTCACCAGGCAGCATTGAGTATATGCTAAGTGCTTGACATTGTATGGCTGCATAAGCAAATGAGATTAGCTCATTTGGACAGCCTTTCCTCAACAACATTGTTATATGTATAGACAGTGACATCAAATCATCAAAATAACTGTTGTGAGATGATTCTGTGCAACAGTTTGCTAAATGCCTGCAGTACAAAGGTATCACAGCTCCATTTATTATCCTTTCAGATATAAATTCTACTTCTGATTCCGAAGCATAGCTTTTCTTGGGATTTAAGGTTATGCAGTAACTTTTGAAATGAGATTGAATACTTCTGAATAAAAATTCAGAAAGGTTAGTGCATTTAAATCTCAACAGGAACTCAGTAATACTCCCTTTAACAACAACAGAAGTTGCGTTATCATCGGAATGTACCATCCATCTCACTGCAAACTCGAAATCTTTATTTGTTTTCAATGCTTTTTCATAACCTAGCATGGCACAGGAATGATAGACTGAAGACAAGTAGTTCAGATTCCCTTGTAACCAGTTCATAGATACGGGGAAAGTATTTGTTTCTAAATTGTTTGTCAGTGATGATATTGCAGTTCCATAAGATCCGTATGTATTTTGCCCTCTCTTCAGGTTCAAGAACACATCTGTGGGTATACAAACTCTTTTCAGCTTGACGTACATCAGTATGCATTCACACATCATGTTGATCTCTCCTGTGGTCAGTACTGGGTTCATTAGAACAGCCAATATGTACTTGTATGTCAAATCAGATGCTGACCACTTTGATTGATCTGCAGAGAGAAAAGCCATTTTGCATTCCAAACCTTTCTGCAGAGATGTGTTGTAATTGGTTATTGTATCATAAGATAGTGATGCTAGTGTTTTTATTTTATAATCACCAGATATAGATATTGCTTCAGATGGATCAGATTGTGCTATATGCTTATATGTGTGTTCTATGAAATACAACATCATCTTAGTTTTCATGCTCATTAAGTAGATTTCTCTGTCCATCTTTGTCCTTTGCATTTTTTCAAAAACAGAAACTAAAAAATCTGTATTCCCAGCATTTGTTCTTGTTTTCAAGAGAACGAACTCCAACAATTGAATAAAAGTCACTTTATTACCTGATAAGCCCTTTCCTAAATTTTCCAATGCATCTAAATCAAGGGTTGTGATCTTATTGTATTCTTTTATTAAGTCATAAAGTTCTTCGCTTACTTTTTTTGATTTAAGTACAGTGGTTGTTGACATATGTCCATATCTAACTTTAATAAATGATTCAACTGTTATTGGATGGCTATTGTAATAAAACTTATCATAGCTAGTCTTCATCAATGTTTTATTCTCCCCAGATGTTAGTGAGCTAAAGTAATGGAAATATTCAGATTCATCTAGTTCTTCTAGTGTCATGAAATTTCTTAAAGCATCTTTGTCTTCCACGAAACACTTTAAAACCCCTTTAAGCACATATTCATCTTTGCCACTAAGTTTTTCTGGATCTTTCCCTAGGCAATTTATCAAGCACTGTTTTATTTCAGAGTTCTTAATTATGTCTGCTTTAGAGCATTTTTTTGAAGATGCTAATGTTTTTATCTTGTATGGAGTAGACAAGAAATCTTCTTTAGATTCTATGTTGGATCTTGTAGAGCTCACATTGTCAACAGTCTTCAAATAGTAATCGAAGAGAGTTTTCACATTTAATGCTCCATCGATCGAAAAAGGGCCAGAATTATTGAACATTTCTTTCTTTGGCACTATTTCTTCATCTAGTCTGAAACCCATTTTAGTTCTAAACTTAACCTCCCATTCAGCAGGGACATTAAGCAAAGATGTCAAATTGTGTATATGGGTGTGGAGAGACTTTGGCATCATGTATATTGCCAAATAAACATTGTTATACAGACACTCTATTGTCTTTAAAGTTGATCCAGTTATAGGACAGACTATGTTAAGATCTTTTATACCCCCAGACATATCATTTTCTTGATCTATGGTAAGTGGTTTTATGCTGTTGCTCAGATTTGTGCCCTCCATTTTTAGTAGCAAGGTTTTGATCCCTGAAACAAAATAGCAATCTACAACATTGGTTATATCAGGATCAAACTTTTCAGCTATATATTCTTTTATGTTTGAATAATCAGATAATGGGAGGAATCCTGCATATCTCATGAAATCAAAAATTCCCATCCTGCTCAACTTTGTTACTGTGCCTATCACAACAGACGAAAACAATATGTTTTTCAAAAAGGGCACTATGTTGGATGGGCAGTCCATCAAATTTATGGTTTTTCTAGAAATCCATCTTTTGACTTCTTTACTTAGGAGGCAATATTGAGAGAAGCAGACAGGCACCTTGCTAGGTGATTTGAAAAGACTGAGCAATCTGACTTGATTTAACCTTTGAGGTCTCATGATATTTACATAATCATCCCCCGACTTGAAAGACACAACTAGCTCTTTAGTGTATAATGAAGTGAAATAAGGTTGAAGTGACTCTGGAACTTTATGCAATGTTATATATGGCACACCAGATTTACCTGTATTCAAACCATCACCTTTAAATGCTAAGCAAATCATGCTTGTGTTTGCACATGTCAAGATTTTGAAATCTGTTTTTCTCATGAATCTATCAGCCACCATCAACCCTTTTGCCAGTTGCATCATATCTTCACTGTATGAATATACTGCTAAGGATTGAGAAACCTTATGTATGTTTTTTGAAATGTTAACTTCAGTTTCAATCAAGTTCCCTTTTGAGAAGAATTCTCCTGGATCATTGCAATACTCTGAATACACAGAATTTATTTTCCCTGATTTTTCATCTCTGATATCAAATCCATGCAGCGCATACATGCTTTGTATCATTGAGTCGCACCAATACTTTACATCTGGGTTATCATGCCTTATGAGTTTTTTATTATGAGATACTGAACTTAAAGGCATATTTATAACCTCAGAATTAGATGAAACATCATATTCACCTTCTTTCATCATGAGCTCCTCATTGGCTACTCTAGATTCTTTCAATTTGTTAATAAGATTTAGCTTGTGTTCATTTTTCTTCTTTTTTCCCATGTCAATATTCATTATGGTCAACCCTTTGAAAAAATCTGTCTTAACCTCTTTATTGACTTTCTCACTGAGTGTGAACTCATTTCCATTCCTGGTTTTAACATGACCTATTTCTTTCCATCCCTTTTCTTTGCTTTCTCTTGATATTTTAATACTTCCATCCTTTATATCTACAACATCTTCAGCTCTGACTTTGGTTTGCCCTGTAGTATTGCGACTCAAGTCCTTTATACAAGCTTTGACTAATCTAAATAGTGTGTTAGAAAACTGTCTTTGATCAGATTTCCCTCCATAGCTTCTATTGTGTATCAAAACCTCTTCATCGTCAAAGCACTTTCTGAAATTCTCAATTATGCTGTTGTTGAAATTCATATCTTCTATAGATAATCTTTCTGTGGATGGAGACCAGCAAACAGAAAAATTAGTTTTAGTTTCCTGTAGATCATTTGTGAAACAACCTGGATATTCAGATTGGTAATTTTCGGCATTTATATTGAAAGATTCTTCTATAGATTTTATCTCTTTCTCTTGGCTTTTCTTTAATATCATGTCAGCTTTTATCTTGTCCATGTGTTCAGAGTAAAGACTTTCGAATAAGCCCTCATTGTTTTCCAAATAAACTTTGAGTTCCTCCTCTGTTTCCTTCGGTTTCACTTTCATCAATTTGCAGTTGGATTTATACCCTTCAAACTTGTCTTTCCTATGCAAATCACTCATAGTTTTGTAATAAAAAACATAATTCCCAAAAATAAAATGCACCATCAGATCTTTCTTTATGGTCTTATTAGGCAAAGATTTTATTATGTCTATAACATCATGGCTCATCAGGTTATCTTTGAGGGTGGTATTTTTATATTCAAATGACCAGTTGCTAAAGAAAACTTCGTTTGTTCTGTTCATATAATCACCTACACTGGACATTAATAGATTCTTGAATGCTTGACATTCTGCATAAAACTCAGTGAGCTTTTCACCATCATACCCTCCTAAATCCCTTAAGTTTTTAGCTGAGATCAGCTTTGTTCTACTTGCAGCATTCCTTCTGTCTACAAATGTCCTGTATGGAGAATTTCTCATTTCTTCCAAAACCCTGCAAGTTGTTGCCACTATGGGCATGAAGTTCATAGGTTGCAGGATAACTATAGTTACAAATATGGGAAATTTGGACAGAAATGGTTCTCCATCAATCGTTATATCTTTGAATGTTTTCCATATGCTTGTATAGTAGTTCTCTGATGTTTTGTTTTCTGTCATAGTGTCCACAGAGACCTTCCAGTCATATATCATCAAACAAGCTTTTTCCCCTGTTGTCTCTTTGTAAATAACATAGTTGTCTGGGGTTTGATGCTGAAATATCAATTGAGAAGTTATACTATCTAGATCTTCGATTCTGTTGCTAATGTCTTCTTTTACAGAACAATATTCTAGATAATCCATGATGCAATCTTTCATAACAACATCGTGCCTATGTTTTGGAGAAAAATGCAATCTAGAGCTTGCTAAAACCCCAAAGAGGTCGTGCCTCATAAGTTCAAGCTCGTTGTATCTATCAAGGAAGACAGATATTTTCTGTTCCATTTCTTTTTGATCAATAGAGGTTGTACTCTGATAATAAGAAGATTTCATTTCTGTTATTTCATCAATGATACATGACATGTTCATGATTGCTTTGAGACCTGAAGAAACAGCATCTAACCCATCTTTGTATTTTACTCGAACGGTGTTGGATAGATTCATGAGTTTATCCCTTAGATCATTCAGAAAGACGTTAATTCGATCTGTAATATCTAGGGAGCTGTGTACACTTTGAAGATTCATTTTGGAATTTAATTTCGTTGCTCGACTTGCTCT